TCAATGATATGTTGTGGAGACATGAGTTAGTATACAAGGAGCATCCAGAGTTACTTACTCCTACTCACATCTATGCACCTATGGTACAAAAACTAATGACAGCATATGGTGAGCATAGTGTCTTTGGTATGGCACACATCACAGGTGGTGGACTACAGGAGAATATTGATAGAGTTATACCAGCAGGTCTTCATGCTAAGATCGACTGGACATCATGGGAGAGACCAGAGATATACAATGTAATACAGAGGGGTGCTCAGACCAACCCTCTCACTGAGGATATATCAGAGGAAGAGTTGAGAAGGGTATTCAACTGTGGTATAGGGTTTGCTCTAGTGACACCATTTGCTGAAGCATGTATGGAGTTGATTGATGAGGAATCCTGGATAATTGGAGAGGTGGTTGACAATAGTTGACAGGGGTGGTATATTATATCTGTTGGACGCAACACTGGGAGTGACTGAATAAACTTACTGGCATATAGCTGGTTAAGGTGATGCGACAGAGGTGGTGCTCGCTGTCAGGAATGGCAGAACTACAAACCAAGTAGGTCGTAGGCAGAGTGGTAATTCTAAACTGTAGAAATGCCCTGCTCTTGTTGGTAATACAGGAATCCAACCTCCCCTATTATAACTAACACACAAAGACTAAATAGAGGGGTAGCTCCCCTCTTTTTTAATGGCTTTAGAGTATTCAGAGATAATGTTAGCAGGTGCAATGTTTTATAGCACCACTCAGTTGAAAGCTGCAACTAAGTCTGAGAAATGTTTACAAGAATGGGTTAACAAGACTGCTGTTATAGTTAACAATGGATCTAATGTTCAATATGGATCCAGTAAGAAAGAATTTGTTGACTATATGAGGCAGTGCATTCCTAAGCTGAATGATAAGAAGAGATCAGACTTATTAAAGAATGCATTACAAGGTATCTCTGCTGCCATAGCAGTTAAGAAGTGGTTAGCACACGATCATAAACAAGCACAGGATATCAAAGCCAATCGTGTGTTCATGACAGGTAACGTATGGCCTGGTGAAGTCCAGAAGTTTAGGATAAGTGCGTACGGATTCGATGATTATAACTCATCAGATATTATTATAAAGACTGCTGATAGACAATACTTTGGGGTCTCTTTGAAGAAGAAACCTAAGTCAAACTCAGCAGATCCTACTCTTATTAATAAAGCATTCACTACTCTTATCAATGGTGATGGTCCTAACAATGTCTTCAAGAAAGCACGAGAAGAATTAGATGAGAGAAGGACAGGATACTTTGCTGCAAGGGTAAGGGATGCAATAGAAGAAGGTATTCTTAACCTTGAGGATGAGGATGGTAATGATCTGTCTAAAAATATGAGTGACTCAGAACTGTTTAGAGGTAACACTCGTAAGACTCTCTTTGCTCACAGAGATAAAGCACAGCAGTTTAAGTATCCTTATATTGATGCTAAAGGTAATCATGTAGAGGGTTATAGTAAAGAGCCTGCTTCATGTAAACTACCAGACATGAAGACCTTTGTTAATGATGACTTAAAGAGAAAGGATAATAAATTATGGGAGAAGTTCAGGGAGATTGTCCTTGGGTTCGGGGAAGACTTTGCTAACCAGTTAATTAATTTGGTACTAAAAGTTAAGTTAAGTGATGATCTTTCTGCTGATAAGAGTCTAGCTAAGTATAGGTTTGGGTTTGGTTTGATAACTGGTGTTGGTACAGTCAGTAAGATACCAAAGACAACTGATTATAAACTTGCTCTTGGTACAGGTACCTATACTGATCAACATACTATACTATGTGGTCTAAGGAAACTTGCTGGTAAGAGAAAGAAATATGAGATAGAAGTAGACCATGATGCTACTGATAAAGCAGATGCTGCTAAGATATTCTTTAAGATATCAAAGGCAAATGTCCCTATCCTAGTCTTAGAGTTGAGATACAAGGGTAAATTCACACCACAACCTCAGTTCTTTGCAAACATGACACCCCAATTCAAAGAGATCATGGTATCTAAGTGCTTGGTACCAGATTAATAAGTGTCCACTGAGTCACCCATTCACCCCTCACTCTGTTATAATACTTGTATGGGATGAATCGATGACGTGCTTGCACCGATGGGTAATTCTCCCAAAACTATTATGGCAAAAAACACACACCTAGAGCACCTAGAAGACGACATTTTTAACAGTGGTCCTGCTGGTGTTACAAATTCAATCAATTTTCTGAAGTCACTGAGAGAAATGCTGACTACAGGAAGTGGTGGTGCACAGATGAAGGTCACTACCAAATGGGATGGTGCACCTGCTATTATATGTGGTAGGGATCCACAGGACGGTAGGTTTTTTGTTGGTACTAAGTCAGTATTTAATAAGACAGATCCAAAGATAGTATACAGTGAAGCAGATGCAGACAGATTCTATCCAGGTTCGACTGTTGGGGGTATCCTTAAAAATTGTTTACAGAGACTATCTACTCTACCTATACAAGGTGTGCTACAAGGTGATCTCCTATATCAAAAGACACCAGCAGTAATAATGCTAGAGGGTAAACGCACCTATAGTTTCAGACCTAATACTATTACATATACTATTGATGTTGATAGTGAGTTGGGTAAGAAGGTAGGAGAAAGTAAGTTAGGTATAGTATTTCATACAGAGTATAATGGTAGGACTATCGCAGACATGGTGGCAGGTTTTGGTGCTGATGTCAGTGGACTACAAGGTAAGAAGGATGTAGCAGTATTCTCCTCAGAGTTTACTAATGTAGATGGTGCTGCCAACCTTACTATGGTTGAGAAAGCAAATGTAGATAGGACTATCCTTTCTGCTGAGAGAAACCTAAGACAAGGTGCTTCATTCATTAAGGGTGTGCAAGACGTAGGTAAAGGACCATTTACATTACCTGCATTGTTTAAGGTATACTTTAACCAAGTCGTACGAGAGGGTAGGGTACCTAGTGCTCAAGTAATGTCAAAACAATTCTGTTGCTTCATTGATGAGAAGTTTAACAAGGAGATGGCAAAGAAGAAGACCTTGAAATCTAAAGCAGAGTGGATGAAACGTCGTAATGAAGCTGTCAGATACATAAATACTAACAGGTCTTCCATGAACTCAGCATTGGATGGGTTTAAAAACCTGATGGATGCTAAGGTTATGATCATAAATAAGTTGACGAAGATCAAAAGTGTTGGCACATTCCTTGAAGAAGAGAATGGTCTACGAGCTACTAACCCTGAGGGGTTTGTTGCTATTAGAGATGGAGCAGCACTCAAACTTGTTGATAGACTGGAATTTTCCAGAGCAAACTTTACAGCCGCTAAGGACTGGGGATGAAATTTTTAGAATTCTTAAGAGAAGCAACTAAAGCCAAAGGTAAGACTGCTGCTGAAAAGAAAGCAGAAGCACAGGAGGCTGACAATCATGTGGCGATTACTTTCGGGAGGTTTAATCCTCCTCATGCTGGTCATGGGAAGCTCCTCGATGCTGTTAAGGCACATGGTGGAGACTCAGGTAATTATAGAATCTATCCAAGCAGGTCACAAGACCATAAGAAAAACCCCTTAGGTGCTGATCAAAAGGTTGGACACATGAGGAAGTTGTTTCCATCACATAAGGATGCTATCCAAAACAATGAAGCACATAGGAATGTCTTTGACATACTACGTGACCTAAATGATGAGGGTAAAGAGCATGTAACTATGGTAGTGGGGGATGATCGTGTCAAAGAATTCGAGAAGATCACTCA